GAATGCTTTTTACTGGCGCTTTGTCGAACTTGGGACTGCTACGGCTCCGGCACATCCCTTTGTACGTTCCGCGTTTGATACCCGGCAGGAAGAAGCTGCACAGGCAGCAATAAACCGAATGAACAAGGCGATCGATGAGGTGCTGGCGAAATGACAGAGGATGATATCTATACCCTGCTGTCGCCGCTGGCAGATGGGCGGGTGTATCCGTATGTGGTGCCGCTTGGCAGCGACGATTTACCCGCAGTGGCCGCTCCTTACATCATTTTCTCGATACCGACTGATGTTGCCGGGGATGTGTTCTGTGGGCAGGCCGAATCGACGCTGCACATTCAGGTAGACGTGTGGGCAGAAACTAACGATGAGGCCAGGGCGTTGCGGCTTGAGGCCCTTTCCCGGCTGGAAGTGCTTTCACCTACCGAAGTGACCAAAATCCCTGGTTATGACACTACAACCCACTTGCATCGGGCAACGCTTGAAATAACGGTCATTGCCTGACAGGAACCAATCCAATCTGACCGCCGCTGGCGGTTTTTTCATTTATGGAGGCTGCAATGTCAGCATTGTACGAACGCGCCCAAAAAACGGTAGTAATGATTACATCAGTGCCGGTCACTGCGGAAGAGCTGGCATCGGCGACCTGGCTCAACCTGAGTTGTACCATTAAACAGGCCAGCTTTACCGCTGGTCAGAAAAACGATATTGACGTGACAACGCTATGCTCAGAAGAAACGGAGAATATCAACGGACTCCCGGCACCGTCTGAGATGTCTCTCTCCGGTAACTTCTACCGCAACCCGGCGCAGGATACGCTGCGTACTGCTTACGATAATGACGGCGTATACGGCTTTAAGGTTGTGTTCCCTTCCGGGAATGGCTTCCTGTTCCGCGCCGAAGTTCGTCAGCATACCTGGGATTCACAGACCAACGGTGTTGTTGCTGCAACGTTCTCTCTGCGTCTGAAAGGTAAGCCCAGCAATATTGATTCGACAGGTATTCTGTCATTCATCAACGATCTTTCACCTTCGCTATCAGTAGCGGCAGGAAGCGCCCTGACAATGGGTGTGGTCATCCAGGGTGGCACTGCACCTTATACCTACGTCTGGAAAAAAGGTTCGTCAACCGTCAGCGGGCAGACCAGCGCAACGTTTAATAAGGCCAGTGCAGTTTCTGGTGATGCCGGTGTTTACTCCTGTGTAGTCACTGACTCGGCCACTCCGGCGAACGTTATCACCTCATCTGACTGCACCGTCACCATCAGTTAATGGAGCGCCGGGAAACCGGCGATAAACTTAATGTCAAAACAGAATCTTAAAGCGCTGGCTCTGGCCCCGATGGCGGGTTTCCGTAAAAAAGAAGTCACCGTTCCGGAGTGGGAAAACGCCAAAGTTATCATTCGTGAACCATCGGCTGAAGCCTGGATTCGCTGGCAGGGGATTGCCAGTCCGGAACAACCAAAACCACCGGAAGGGCAGGAAGCGCCAGAGGTGCCAGAACTGACCCCTTCAGAACGCGCGTTCCGCACGATGCGGGCAGATGTCACACTCTTCATTGATATTCTGCTGGATACCGACCTGCAGTACGTTTTCACCGTCGATGATACCGAACAGGTTGAAGCAATTTATGGGCCTGTCCATTCCCGGTTGCTGAAACAGGCGCTTGATCTCATTCGTGATGCGGATGATGCCAAAGCAAAGTAAAAATGCCTGGCATGCAGTTCCTGATGGCACTGGCGCTCCGGATGGGCCGCACGCTGGGCGAACTGCGACAAACCATGACGGTCGGCGAATTCAGGATGTGGGCTGAATTCGACCGTATCAGCCCGATCGGTGATATCCGTGGCGATATCCTCAATGCTCAGCTGGTTTCAGCGATGTACGGGGCGCAGGGCGGTAAAGTCACCATTGAAGATGCTCGACTTAAGTGGAGTACAGAAGAGGACGAAGTAAACGACAGCGACGATCCTTTTGCAGGCTTAGAGGCCGCTTTGCTCGCAGCATCGGAATAAAATTGAATCGTCTCCAGCCTCGCTTCAACGCGGGGCTTTTTTTTATCTGCAATTTAAAGCGCATTCGCGTGCGCATCTTCCAGCAAGAGCTTTCCGTAGTGTGAGTCTCAGACAGGGCGGTGGATTTCATCGTTCCGCTCTTGGCTGCCCATGTCTACGCGAACAGGCTCGCACCACAGAAAGGTAAATACGATGAAATATCCAACCGTATCAGTAAACGGCGTTTCCGTTCGTGTTGACGGTGAAGGTCGCTACAATCTCAACGATCTTCATGCAGCGGCTGTGGCGGAAGGCAAAGCCACCGAATCACAGCGGCCTGGTGAATTCCTCAAAACAAAGCAAGTAAGACGGTTTGTACAGGCCCTGAGCGATGCGAAGAAAATCGCATCGGTATTAACCATCAAAGGTGGTCCGCTTCAGGGGTCATGGGGACTCGAACTAATTGCCATCCGTTATGCTGCGTGGCTTAACCCATTATTCGAGATTAAGGTATACGAGACATTCCAGATGCTGATCCGTAATGGCTTTGATGCTATGGCTCGCTTAAATAAAATTGACCATGTGATAAACACCGAAACCAAGGAAGTGAGTCAATGCGCAAGCCGTATGGGAAAATGGGGAGCTGGTGGTCGCAAACGCCTGCTTTTGGCAGCTCGCGCCCGTGTGGTTGATGAGGTTCAAATGTACCTGCCTGGTTTTGAGGCGTGAAAAACACAAATCCGTGGTTTTTGAATAGCGCACGGCGTGGGCTTTCATCGATACACGGCGACTAACTACAGCGATCCTTTTGCAGCCTTAGAGGCCGATTTGTTTGCAGCATCAGCTTGAATTAAACAACGATAGCTGAAGTCTTTCTTAACCAATGGTAGGATTTACTCATATCTTTACCAACAGGGGCGCTGTGTGAAAAAATTAATAGTTTTGACATTATCCATTTTAGTGCTGGCCGGATGTAAGCCCGGCGATGAAAAAGCTACGGAAATAGCTCAAAGGGAAATTTCATCAGTGATGAAGGACCCAGAGAGTGTGAAATTTAGGAACGTAAAATATATCAAAGGAAATGATGATAATGATTATGTAAATGGAACTGTATGCGGAGAGTATAACGCTAAAAATGGATATGGCGCCTACACAGGATACAAACCATTTTTGATTAACCTATCCATGAAATCAAAAGGCTTTTTTTCAAAGGGTGTGGAATATTCTGTCTCCCTGAAAAATATATATAACGACCCTTCGCCTGGCGAAATTAATTACTATATGAAAACATGCTCGTGAATATAATTTAATCGAAAGCCCCGCATTGCGGGGCTTTTTTATGAGGTTTGTAAATGGCAACCCTTCGCGAATTAATTATTAAAGTTTCTGCTAACTCCCAATCCTTCCAGACAGAGATCGCGCGCGCCTCTCGCATGGGGTCGGATTATTACAAAACAATGCAGAGAGGAGGGCGGCAGGCTGCTGCATCCGCACGCGAAACAAGACAGGCGCTTGCCGAAGTATCAGCCCAACTGTCAGAAACTAAAAGCGCAGCCATGGGTATGGCTGGTGCGTTTGCTGGGTTTTTTGCTACTGGACATCTTATTGCACTTGCTGATGAGTGGAGTTCTGTTAATGCACGGTTAAAGCAGGCGTCAACTTCAACTGATGATTTTTCCAATTCCCAACGATTATTGATGGATATCAGCCAGAAAACAGGTACTGCTTTTAGTGACAACGCCAGCTTATTTGCGCGTTCGGCAGCATCAATGCGTGAATTCGGTTATTCGTCAGGAGATGTACTGAAAGTAACTGAAGCTATCAGCACGGGCTTGAAACTATCTGGTGCAAATACAGCAGAGGCTGGATCGGTTATTACTCAGTTTAGCCAAGCTCTGGCACAAGGAGTGTTACGCGGCGAAGAATTCAACTCTGTTAATGAAAATGGTGATCGTATAATTCGCGCGTTGGCTGCTGGTTTGGGCGTTGCACGAAAAGATTTGAAAGCCATGGCTGACAATGGGCTGCTTACGATAGACAAAGTGGTTCCAGCTGTTACAAGCCAATTAAGATTAATGCAGGCTGAATTTGAATCTATACCAAAAACAGTCTCAGGCTCCACCCAAAAGGTTGAGAATGCTTTTCTGGCTTGGGTTGGTGGAACAAACGATGCTTATGGTGCCTCCGCTGCGCTTGCTGGTGGGCTTGATTCACTGGCTGAGAACATTGATACAGTAGCAATGGCTGCGGGAGCGTTAACTGCTGTGGGCGTGACCCGTTTTCTCGGTAACTGGACGTTGCAATTAAAGTCGCACACCGAAGAGCTTATACGGGCCAGAGGCGCAGAGATTTCGAGCACAGCGGCCAAAATTGAGGGGGCAAATGCTTCTCTTGCACAGATCGAATCAGAAAAATCACTTCTCCTTTCAAATCAACGATCGCTCGTGGCTCAATTAGAATTGGCGCAGACTGAAAAACAACGTGCGACTATCAGAACACTTCTGGCCAAAAACTCAATGGATATGGTAAAGGCTAACAAAGCCGAGACCGCGACCGTTAATGAGCTATCAATGGCAAACCAGAGGTTGAATGCGCTAACCTCTGTTACAAGAACGGCATGGGCTGGAGTATCCTCCTTATTTGGTGGCATTCCAGGGATTTTAATGCTAGGGGCAGGCGCATGGTATACATGGTATCAGAATCAGGAGCAGGCACGTCAGTCAGCTATACGGTATGCTTCAACCCTTGATGAAGTTGTTGAAAAATCGAAGGAGATGAGCGCGATCCAACTGCGTGGTTCAGTAGCGGATTCCGGTGACTCTATTGATGCGCTGAAAGATAAACTGGAAGACTTGAGAGACGCACAGGCAGAAGCGGCTGCAAAGGTTCAGGAATACACCACACTGGCACGGCAAATGGGTGTTCAGAACATTGAAAATAACGGTCATTTGCAGAATGCCGCTAAATATCAGAGGGAATATAATAAAATATCCCGAGATATTGCTGACACTACATCTCAATTAAACAATGCTGTAGATGCGCAAAATAAGTTACAAACTGAATTAGCCTCAAAAGTTCAGGCATCGGCAGTCGCTTTTGACAAAATCAAAAATTCGATAATTGGTGCGCTGAACGTTAATGAAGCAATGGCAACTTCGTTGTCAGTTACCATTCAATTCATGGACGAATTAAAAAAACGTTCTGGGAATGGCCAGTCTCCAACAGCCCAGACCAACACAGCTTATGATAATTTTATAAAGCAACAGAAGGAGAGCATAGCCCTCTCTCAAAAAGAAGGTGTTGAGCGGGCCAAGCTTAAAGCGCTTCAGGATGCCATCAAACAGGGAGCGGTTAGAACTGATAATAAAGGTAATATTTTACCGGGGCAGGATGAGCAGATCGCAGCTATTCAAGGTAATGCTGCTACAGACTTTAAACTTAACGAATCGCAAAAAAAAACTCGTGGAAAGTCAGAGGTAGAAAAAAATGAAGATGCGTATACCCGCATTGTTAAACAACAAGAAGAACAGATTGCACTCGCCGGACAAAGCAATGAACTGGCAAAAATAAAATATCAGATAGTTCAGGGGGAGTTAGCTTCACTCGATCAAGCTAAAAAAGAAACCCTTCTGCACAATGCTGCGCTTATCGATCAGAAAAACATTGCTGAACAGTTAAAAACGTTCCGTGAGGGGCTCGCTGACAGCAACGCTGCTGCGCGTGATCGGGGGGATATTGATTTTCTTGGT